CGCGGATAACGCCTTCTACGCAGTCCTGTCGGCCGACGGAGGAGTGCAGGACGGCATCCGGCCCAGCCTGCTCTTGAAAGACGAGCTGCACCGCTGGAAGTCGGCGCTCTGCCAGACGCTCTTCGATGTAACACAGAAGGGTCAGAAGTCGCGCAAGGAATCGCTGGATCTGGCCATCACGACGGCCGGCGCGGAATACGAATCACCTCTGTGGTGGAACGAGTACTCCTACGCCAAGCAGGTGCAATCGGGAGCGATTCAGGACCCAACGTACTATGTAGCCATTTGGGAACCGGACCTCAAGAAAATCGAGGCGGATCCTGAATACTGGAAATCGCGGGAAGCGCGCGTCGCCTCCAACCCAAGCCATGAAGACCTGGGCGGATTCCTCGAGGACTCGAAGATCACCGGCGACCTGCAGCGGGCGATCCTGCAGCCGGCGAAGAAAAGCGCCTTCGTCCGGTATCAGCTGAACTGCCCGGTCAAGCAGGAAGAAGACCCAGTGGTCGATATGGCGCGCTGGCAGGCCTGCCCGGCAAACGGCGTCGACCTGCGGGAGTGGCCGGGATACGACGAAGATCTCCTGCAGCTGCTCATTGGGAAATGGAATCTTCTCGAAAAACCATGCTGGGCCGGCGTCGACGCTTCCTGGTCGATCGATTTCACGTCGGTGAACTTCGTGTTCCCGCCGTACCCGGAAGATGGGCACGGACCCGGCTGCGAGCAGTGGACGCTCCTACCCTTTTTCTGGGTACCCGAAGCGAAGGTTCACGATCTGCAGCGCATCTGCCGGATCCCGCTCGATAGCTGGGTCGAGCAGAAGTTCGTAGCGGCCACACCGGGCAGCGTGATCGATCAGCGCGAAGTGATGAACCGGATCCGCTGGGCCCGGGAGATGTTCAACCTGCAGGAGGTTCCCTACGACAGGCAGAACTTCCGGTCGGAAGCGCTGAACCTGACGGACGAAGGGTTTGTCTGTCCCGAAGTCGCGCAGACGTTCATGGGGATCGGCGCGGCCACAAAGTTTTTCCTGGCGCAGTATTTGGATGGCGGAATCCGGCACGGCAACAACCCGGTCCTGAATTGGATGGCCTCTTGCCTCCAGGTACAGCACGACAAGAAAGATAATGTGCAGCCGTCGAAACCGGAACGCGGGAAGTCGACGAAGCGGATTGACGGAGTCCAGGCGGCCGTTACGGCACTGTCGCGGGCGATTGTGGCGCCGGCGGTTTCAAATGCAGTGATTGAGGTTTGGTGAGAATGCGAAAGATCCTAGAGCGCGCAAAGGCGTTGTTCCGATACGAAGCCCCGGTTTCAATCATGAAGACGGAGCCAATCGAAAAGCCAGCACCAGCGCTCTCGAATCTGTACATCCTGCGCGTGAACTTCCCCGTGACCCAGCCTATAGGGGAAAGGCTCGAAGCGTCGCTCAATGTGTTACGCAACAAATACGGGGTGGACTTCTTCGTTCTGGAACCAGGGATGGAGCTGAGTCGATTCGATGACATCTAGCCTGGCCATCATCCAGCGCGACTGGGACTATCCGATGGAGACGAGGAGCAGCCTCGAATCCACGCAGACGCCGCTCTCCTATCCGGCAGAATGGCTCCTGGATATTTTTCAGGGCGGGAGAACGGATAGCGGAATCAGGGTCTCCGAACTCACCGCGTTCCAGACCTCCACCTTCCTCGCCTGCGTGGACATCATCGCGGGCAAGATCGGCGCATTACCCCGGCACGTCTACGAGCGCACGCTATGGAGCGGGCGTTCGGTGCATCGCATCGCATTCGAACACGACTACTACGACCTGGTAGCGCTCGAGCCGAACGACGAAATGTCCGGGAACACCTGGATGAAGGCATTCCTTATCCACTGCCTGGCATGGGGGAATGGATACTCCGAATTGCAGCGGGATGCCGGCAATAACGTGGTGGCGATCTGGCCGCGCAATCCGGATAAGACCCGGCCGCGGCGATTGACGACAGCCACACGTTTGGATGCGGTGCCGTGGCGCCCCTTCCCGGTCAATCTGCCGGCGGGAACCATGGTGTATGAAACCACCGACGGGGTCGACGACAACGATCACTCGGAGATGGACTCGAAGTCCCGCGCTCCTAGGCTGATCGCCAAAGAGGACATGATTCACGTCCCCGGCCTGGCCTTTGACGGCCGACTGGGGCAGAGCGTGGTATGGCTCGCGCGGCAGACGCTGGGCCTGGCGCTCGCAACCGAAAAGTTCGGAGCCAAGTATTTCGCCAATTTTGCCAAACCGGGCGGCATCCTGAATACTCCCTCCGCAAACGCTCCCGGAACTCCGCAACATGACAAGGCAAAGCAATCCTGGCTGGAAGCTCAGGGCGGTGAAAACTCGCATCGCGTGGCGGTCATGCCTCCGGGCTGGACGTTCACTCCGATGTCGCACAATCCGGAGCAGGCCCAGACCATCGACACCCGGAAGTATGTCCGATCCGAAATCTGCGCCATCCTACATGTCCCCCCGCACATGGTCGGGGACACCACGCGCAGCGGAGCCAACAGCGTCGAGCAGCAGGCCCAGGAGTTGAAAGAATACTGCCTCGATCCATGGATCAGTGCCATCCGGGTCGAGTGCAAGCGGAAACTGTTTCCCCATCGGGGAATCGGACGCACGCCGCGCAGCCCGTTCTATGTAGACTTCGACCTTTCAGAGATGCTGCGCCCGGATGCGGCGAGCCGGATGACCTACTATGCCTCCGGTAAGCAATGGGGCTACCTCAATTCGAACGATGTGCGGGCGATGGAGAAGCAGAACCCGATTGAGGACGAACTGGTGGGCGAGGAATTCTGGATGCCCGCAAACATGACTCTGGCGACGACGCCGATGGACCCGACGCACCAGGATGGATCGGGCACGGGTGACGTTCCTCCGGAGGAACCGGAGACCAAACCAAAACCGAAGCCAGGGAAGACGAAGAAAAAGGCCGTACCCGAGGACCTGATTAAGCTCCAGTGTTTACCCGGGTTCCGGGACGGAATCGGGCGCATTCTCGCCCGAGAGAAGCGAGATATCGACGCCTTTAAGCGTTGTTTCCAGCCTTTGTTTTCCGGACTCGCCAATATGTATCGGAGCGAAGCTTCCGATACATTCGAATGCGCCGCGAGTGGGGATGAATCAGGCCGGTTTATTTCCGAGTATCTGGGGGGTATGTTGAAGCGATCGAAGAGTTGGCGGATGGAAGCTGCGGATGAACTTGCTTCTCAGGAACTGGAACGAGCTGTACGAGCCATACGAGTAGCAGTGTACCGAGAAGTCGCCACGGTACTTGCGAAACAATCGGCTTGATGCGGTTTTTATGTTGCCGCTCTTTTCAGTAGTCCCCACGCTCCGATAAATCCACCGTTCGCGCGCGGAAGAAATCGTCCAGCTACAAATCTCATGAAGCAGTGGATGTGTTCGTCGAAACCGGGTCCGCAAAAGCGGCAGCCCACTATCATCCCCTTTGGCAATTGGGTATGCACGGAATGCGGTTACGCGCTAATCAACGTTGCGGCAGATGGGTCTCGTGATCCGATATTCCGGCACTGGCCCGCGCCCGACGGCCGATCCTGCTCGCTCGATCGGTATCAGTTCACGTTCGCGACCGATGAACGAGGAGCTCTGATCCTGGTTCGCCGTCCCGCACCTCCGTGCGCGAACGGGGCAGGCCCGATCCTCGCAACACACTGCTGAAGAGCGGCAGCGCATCAACATCTTCGAATTAAAGGAAATCAGGTAATTCCATGGCCGACATTCAAACCTTCCCAGGAAATCCAAAAGTAGTCAGCGATCTACAGAGCGCCTTGGCTTCGGAAGCTCATCTGAACCTGCAGTATCGGATGTACCAAAGACTGCTGAAATTCATGGGGGCAAAGAAGCTCGCGCCGAAGATGCACAAGTTCGGAGACGACACGCACGATTGGCTCAAGGCAGTCACGGACCAGGTGTTATTCCTGGGAGGAAAGCCTGCCTATACGATCCTGCCGGTCGCACCCGCCGACACGTTAACGGACATTCTGGCGAACGCGCTGACTGCCGAAATGGCCACGGTGCAGCCCTACGAGCAGGCGATCGAAACGGCACGTCTGGCCTTCGACGACGCCACGCGAAACCTGTACGAGCACCTGCGGAAGTGGCACAACGGGCATATCGGCTGGCTCATGACCCAACTGAACCTGATCAAGGGCATTGGCGAAGAGGAATACCTGGCTGAAAAGCTGTAGTTCCCACGTCGCGCGACACACGCGCCCGCAACCCCGTCCCACCCCGAGTAACAAAAAGGAGTTCGCCCCATGGCGTTGAAATACCATTTCGATAAAAATACGCGTCCGGAAACGCGCTCGATCGGCAAGCGGGAAGTCCGCTATCTCCCCGTCAAGGAATTGCGGACGGAGCAGGATGCCGACGGGAAACGCTATTTCACCGGGTACGCGGCGGTATTCAATTCGCTCAGCCAGGACCTGGGCGGGTTCAAAGAGCGGATCAAACCGGGCGCTTTCGCGCGCGCGATCGCGGAACAGCAAGAAGTCCACCACCTCATCAACCACGATGAGAATTTTCTCCTCGGAAACACGGCGGCCGGCACCACCGTTCTAACCGAGGACTCAAAGGGGTTGCGGTTCAAAACGCTCGCCGGGTCCCGGTCTTATGAAAAAGATTTGCTCGAGTCGATCGACCGCGGCGACATCCGGACCTGCTCTTTTGCCTTTTCGGCCTCTCCGGAGGGGCAATCCTGGAGCGAAGAGCGGGACGGGAAAAGGAAGCAGGCCATCCGGGACTTGCTCGATGTCGATCTGTTCGACGTGTCGATCGTCGGTCGTCCGGCGTATCTCGAGACCAGCGCGGAGATCTCCGTGCGATCGCTTTTCCCGGACGGCGTGCCCGCGGAAGTCCGATCCCACCTGAAGAAAAACGAGGTGCGGAATGCGGATTGCCAGTGCTCCTGCGAATCGTGCGTGGCCGGGAATTGCGCGAATTGCACCAACACGGAATGCGACGACCCGAACTGCGATCCAAACGCGCAGATGCACGCAAAACGGACGGATCCCGGAGATACCACAAAGCCGGACGCTGAAAACAAGCCCTCCGGAGTGTGCAACTGCCAGTGCGACGCCTGCAAAGCGGCCAGCAACTGCTCCGCCTGCACAAACAAGGACTGCGAAGACGAGAACTGCGTCCACGCGGAGCGATCGCTCAAACGCGGCGAGCAACGCGGCCGCCTGGCCTTCGAATCCCGACAGGGCTACAAATCGGAACTCCGCTCCATGGGCGTCAAGGACGGCGTGCTCGAGCTGATGTGTTACGGCGATATCGGCGACAGCTGGTATAGCAACGGGATCACGGCCCAGAACTTCAAAAACCAAATTGATACGGCGCCGGCGCATACAAGCCTTCGTCTCCGCATGAATTCTCCCGGCGGGGACGCCTTCGAGGGGGTCTGCATTGGTAACTATTTGAAGTCCACCGGCAAACCGATTGAAGTTTGCGTGGACGGCCTGGCAGCCTCGGCCGCCTCCGTCATTGCGATGTGCGGGGACAAGATTCACATGGCGCCGAACGCGATGATGATGGTCCACAACGCCTCGACGATGGATTACGGCTATGCCTCGGATCTCAGAAAGACCGCGGACGTGCTGGACAAGATCAGCACCTCGATCGCCCAAACCTACGTGACGCGAACCGGAAAGTCTCTCGATTACGTACAAGGCCTGATGGACGCCGAAACCTGGATGTCCGCGGCCGATTGCGTGAAGGACGGATTCGCGACCGATGTCGCGGCGCCGGGCGAAGAAGACCCGGATTCGGACGACATGCTGAATAGTATCCGCTCCTCGAATCGTCTGGCCGAATACCGCAATGTGCCGGAACGCTTCCGCCGGGACGCCGCCGCGGAACAAGCCGCGGATCTGGAACAGGCCGAGCTGCTCAGACTTCGGGTCGCCCTGGCTCTCGCCCTTTAAATCCAAACCATAAAAGTTTTCGTTTTCCTCAGCCCATCGTTGCGGGATGCCGCTTGCCTTGAATGGCGAAACGGATCGGGCTGAATCGTAAGGCGCTGCGCTCTCGCGCGCCCGCGCTTGCGAAGCCGGCGGGTCTTTACCCGCACACCAAAAACCATTTCAAAGGACAACTCACATGGCCGAACTTATCAAAGCACGGCAGCTTCGCGAGCAGCGCTTCGGGATCGTTAAGCAAACGCAGGATCTCGTCAACAAGCCCACTGTTACCAAAGAGGATCGGGAGAGCGCCCAGCGCATGCTGGACGAAGCCGACGGCCTCAAAACCCAAATCGACCTGATGGAGCGCGCGGACGCGGCCGACGCCGAATTTCGCACGGCCCCGCCCAACGCCCAGCCGTCCAACGGCGGCGATCCGGCGGACCCCAAAAAGATCCAGGATCGCCAGGCGAAAGCTTGGTCGAATTACATGCGCTATGGCTGGGCCCACAAACCCACCTCGAGCGGCCACACCATCCTGGGGATCAACGATGAAGACCGGGCGATCATCAATTCCATCACCCGCCGGCAACGCGACCCCGAAGAGCTGCGCATGATTAACGCGGAACTGCGCTCCATGGGGATACCCGAACTGCGCGATATGGGCAGCGGCGGACAGGGCGCCTATCCGGGAGCCACTACCGGCTTCTTCGTGCCGGTCGGATTTATCGACAAAGTCATGGAGGCCCTGAAGTACTATGGCCCCATGTTGAAGGGTGGACCGGGCGATCCGACCATCTTCGACACCACCACCGGGCAGCCTCTGCCCTTCCCGACCGACAACGACACCACCGTAACGGGCGAGCTGATCGGGGAAGGCCAGCAGGTCACCACCGCGGACGTGACCCTCGGCCAGATCATCCTGGGAGCTTACAAGTTCTCGAGCAAGCTGGTGAAAGTCTCGATCGAATTGCTGCAGGATTCGGCGTTCGACTTCGATGCCTACCTGGTGAAGAAGTTCGGGACCCGCCTGGGCCGTGTGATCAACACCTACACGACCACCGGAACCGGGACTTCCCAGCCCACCGGCCTGGTGACGCAGGCGACCCTCGGCGCTACCGCCATCGGCGACTCTAATAACAACGGGACTTCCGATTCGACCAATACCATCGGCTCGGACGATCTGATCAACCTCGAGCACAGCGTCGATCCGCTGTACCGGCCCGGGTCGAAGTATATGATGCACGATTCGACCCTGCGCTTCCTGAAGACGATCAAAGACAAGTACGGCCGGCCTCTCTGGCTGCCCGGCTTGGCCGTTGGGGCGCCCGATACGATCAATTCGTACGGGTACGAGATCAACAACGACATGGGCACCCTGCAGACCCAGTCGAGCTCGCCCCAGGTGACCGTCAAGTCGATCTTGTTCGGGCAGCTCCCGATCTTCATGATTCGCCGCGTGAAGGATCTCAGCGTAATTCGGCTGGAAGAGCGGTTCGCGGATTATGGCCAGGTCGCCTTTTTGGGCTTTGCCAGGCTGGATTCGAACCTTCTTGACGCCGGCACGCACCCGGTGAAGTACCTCGCCAACAACTTCTAATCCGGGCATTCACGCCTGACCCGCCTGGCGGCGATCCTCGCACGTGTCCGCTTCCGTGCTCGCCGCCGGGCACTTCCCGATTTCACTTTTTCTAAGGAGACAACTGTATGCCCGGAATGATCACTTCCCCGGATGCAACCAATAATTACGATATCGCCGGCGCAGATGCTTACGCCGCGGCAACCGGCGCGATCGCCATCAAAAAAGGTACCGTCGTCGTCACTTATGCCGGCGCTGCCGCGCTCACCTTGGCCGTACCCACCGCTGGGATCGATGACGGAAAAACTCTCGTCATTCTCGACACCACCGGCCATGCGCATACCATCACCACATCCTCGAACGGATTCAATAACGCCCACTCCGTCCTGACCATGAGCGGAACTGCCGGCAATACCTGCTCACTGAGAGCATGGAACGGGCAATGGTGGGTTGCTACTTCGTCTAACGGGACGCTCAGCGCCTAAACCTCTTTCATCCGGCAACCATGGGCGGTGCGGAACCGGGTTATCGACCCCTTCGCTCCGTCCCGCCCACAACACATTTTCTTAGGAGCCTTTATATGAGTTATCGCATTCCCAGCACGTCGCCGGATCTGAACCTCGAGAATTCCGGCGCGGTTGCCAACTTCGACCTTGCCTTTGGCGTGCAATACGCCGCAGCTGCCACTGGCGCGGTCGCGATCAAGGAAGGTAATTGCTTCCTGACGTATGCGGGCGCGGCGGCCTTTACCCTGGCTGCCCCCATTGCCGGGCTGCAAAGCGCAGGCGGCGATGACGGACGCGAACTGATTATCAGCGACACGACCGGCCACGCGCATACGATCACCACGCCGTCGAACGTGATCAACGGCAATAAGCATGTTGCCACGTTC